TGCTTGCCGTATGAACCGCTATCTTCATACATGAATACAACTTCTACAGTATTGCTAGAAACTGATTTAACAAAATAATAAAAGGTTGCACCAGAGTAATTATTGTTATCAGTTATAGCAAGCTTGTCTCCAACACCTACATCTCCGGGTGAAGAACTATAAGCCAAAGAATATGGACTAGCAAATGTTCCAGAACCGGAAGCGCTAGATGGAAGCTTAGAATCTCCATCTGCAATAGCTATGTCAGATCTACTTCCTATACTAGCATATACCTCTGCCATTATAATATATACTCCCCAAGATCTACTTTGTCAAACATAATATCGTCAAGCTTATTCTTTTCGGTTTGTTGGATATCCTGTCTAGGGTCTACAATCTTATTAAGATCCAAAACATCGTCAATATCAATTGCTAACTCAGAGTCCATATCTTTATATGGTATTTTCCATTGTCTTTTTGCTATTAGTGTAGTCTGTATAGTTTCATCATCCTCGTCTTCCCTAACCACAATAGGCGAAGACCTGTCGCACGCTGTATGTTTAGAAATTTCTGTGTAGGAACTATTCAAAAAACCCGTGCAATCCAATGCCAGCATTGTCTGTTTTACTGTTGGTGTAAATTCCTTTCTCATATTGTTTTGCCTAAGATTACCTGTGTGGTGCTCTATGTCGTCCCATATAGAGTGTATCTTAGCTGAGTCGCCAAAAAGTGGTAGCTTTTCCATGTACCAAACTTCTCGACCCTGCTCAGTGCCGAAAATAGTATGATTTGGAATAGATAATAATTTAGTTATAAATCCATATAGATTAGTTGGCGAAATTGTTTCCTGCTCTTCAGTTAAAAGATTTGTTTTTAAAATCTGATTTGAGTTAATCCTCTCGCACTTGTATTTGTGGGTTTTTTTCTCGTACTTTTCTAGTAGAGTTCCAAAGTCCCGCAAACCAACTGAATTATAATCAAACTTTTTAGGTAAGCAGATATTCTGCCCCCTCTGTAAAAGAGTGTTTAAAAAAGGATAGCAGCCGATCACATCGCCATCTTTATAGCCTAGTGGGTCTGGGCTATCACCTATATGAATTAACATATCCATTTATATATTCTGTCCTATAATAAATCCATCGTAAGAGCCGGATACAACACATAAGAAACCGAACACGTCTGTCTTGCTTGTTGTAGCTGTTAGTGTAGGAGTAGTTCCTGCAGGCCATCTGACCCCTCCAAAGAATGAAACAATACCCGTTGCGCTTGCATTCTGTGTAAGTCTCAAAACAAACTTTTGTCCAGCCGTTACATTTGTAAGGGTTATATTGTTAAGCCCTGAATTCATACTATGGTGGAATGTTGAAGCTTGAGAAAGATCTAGATTACGAGTATCTCCGGGAGAAGATCCTGCTCCTGACTGCATCGAAGATCTAACCCCTGAAGTATCAATCATGCCAACATTAATTCCATTGGTGGTCGTAGCCCCATTGTCTGTTACCGCGTCAAGGTTAACATCAGAAGCAAGTTTGCTTTCAGATATAGAGCCCGCAAGCATAGCGTTCGTTACGCCTCCGGGAGTTATATCTATAACCTTTGTGGCTCCAAGATCAACTTCTCCGCCATTAGATAGGCCGCTACCGGCTGTTATGGTAACAGAATCATAAGCTAATTTACCATTAGAAACGCCAGCGTCTTTAATTTGTATAATGTCAGAGTTGAATTCTAACGTAGAGTTATCTAGTTTGACATCGAACTCAGTGCCATCAAGATTTAACCCAGAGCCAGCGGTATAAGTGTTGATGTTACCATTGATGACGCCAGACATGTCATAGACCGCATTAGGGGTGACGGCTCTGTCAATCGTCCCATTTGTAATAGCATCTTGCAACTGAACAACACCAGTGCCGCTAGTCGTTGCTAAGATAGCATCAAAAGTTACAGATGCCCCTAGTGCTACGACACCTCCATTGGTCAATCCCGTTCCGGCAGTTACTGTAACCCCAGTATTGGCTAGCTTGGCATTTGTGACACCGTCGTCCTTAATTTGTATAATGTCAGAGTTGAATTCCACCGTAGAATTATCTAGCTTGACATCGAACTCAGTGCCATCAAGATTCAACCCAGAACCGGCGGTGTAAGTGTTGATGTTCCCGTTGATAACGCCAGACATATCGTAGACAGCGTTAGGCGTGACAGCCCTGTTTGTAGTCCCGTCGGTAACGGTGTCTTGCAACTGAACAACTCCCACAGCACTTGTACTGGCAGTGATTGCATCTACAGTCACGGATGCTCCTAGTGCTACGACACCTCCATTGGTCAATCCCGTTCCGGCAGTTACTGTAACCCCAGTATTGGCGAGTTTAGCATTTGTAACTCCATTATCTTTGATTCTTACTATGTCAGAATTAACTTCAAGGGTAGAATTGTCTGTTTGCACATTGAATGTTTTTGATGGGTCTTCATTCAATCCGGAACCAGCATTATAAGTATTTGTTACATCGTTACCACTAATAGTTACAGTGTTGCTTGATGTATTATAACTTACTGTTGTGTTTCCACCTCCAGTAAAATTAACTTGACCTCCAGCAGTGATAGCTTCTGAATTTGAGCCATCAGTTACAGTCCAGCTAGTATACAATAATCCTGAAACGGTGTTAAGGTTGCCAGACACTCCTGTGATCATAGCGGTGTTGATATCCACAGAGCCTGAGACAGTCCCAAGCCTTGCTGTATTCGCTGCTATGTTCGTTACATTGGTTGCGATGTTCGTTGTGTTGGTAGCAGCAGTCCCAGAAACCCCTGTGATCATAGCGGTGTTAATGTCAACCGAACCTGACACGTCTGCAAGTCTTGCTGTATTCGCTGCTATGTTCGTTACATTGGTTGCGATGTTCGTTGTGTTGGTAGCAGCAGTCCCAGAAACCCCTGTGATCATAGCGGTGTTAATGTCAACCGAACCTGACACGTCTGCAAGTCTTGCTGTATTCGCTGCGATATTTGTTACATTACTTGCAATATCTGAGTCATTACTAGATATCTGAGTCTGTAAATGTCCAGATGCACCCGTTACGTAAGCCTGAGTTGCATAGCTTGACAGGTCTTGGTCTGCGCCACTGACTGTGAATACATTTGGAGAGCCACTGGCAAAATCAACAGTTACATTGCCTGCTCCTGTTATCCTGACAGCCTGACCATTTGCAACACTAGAAGTATTCGCACTCCCGTCTGTTGCTGTCCAGTACTCGTATCCGGCCTCTGAGCTAGGAGTATTAACGGTTAGAGTGTTTGTGCCCGTATCATAAGAAACAGTAGTTGCCCCAGTTCCGGTAAACTTAACCTTTTCCGTTTTTGCAACGTTTTCTTGCACGGCTCCGGCAGAGATTATCCAGTGTCCATATAAATCTCCAGAAGTGTTTGCTATATTAGTAGCGTTGTCAGCTGCAGTGCCAGATACCGTTCCTATCTTAGCTGTGTTGATGTCTACAGACCCTGATACATCTGCAAGTCTTGTCGTGTTAGTTGAAATGTTCGTTATATTAGTTGATATATTCGTTGTATTAGTAGCAGCGGTGCCAGAAACCCCAGTAACCTTAGCAAGATTTATAGAAATGTCATTATCATTAGAAGTAATTTGACTTTGCAAATGACCCGATGCGCCAGTTACGTAAGATTGAGTAGCGTAACTCGAAAGATCTTGGTCTGTACCACTTATAGAAAAAGTGTTTGAAGCTGAATTGTAAGTTACAGTATTGTTTCCAAGTCCGGTCCAAGTAACACTATCTCCACTAGAGATAACCTCTGAATTAGAACCATCTGATACTGTGAAATCATATCCACCTCCTCCACCAGCAGCAGCCCCACTGATGCTAACAGTATTGCTTCCAGTGTCATAACTTACAGTAGTATTGCCTTCACCACTAAATTTAACTATATTTGTAGATTGTATATTTTCTGAGTTTGGACCATCTGTAATTGTCCAATATTGATAGTTGTCTTTACCTGCTGCAATTCCGGAAACAGTAGCAATGTTTGAAGTGTTTGTTGATACCAAACCTGATAAGTTTGATATATCTGTATCATTTGAAGATATATTATTAACATTAGTTGTTATCTGTGTTTGCAAATGGCCTGATGCGCCAGTTACATAGGACTGAGTTGCATATGAAGAAAGGTCTTGATCTGCTCCACTTATCGAGAAAGTATTAGAGCTTGAATTATAACTTACTGTGTTATTTCCAAGTCCAGTCCATATTACGGTCTGTCCGCTAGCTATTGTATCAGCAGACCCTCCATCAGAGACATTAAAGTCATACCCATCTCCGCCTCCACCTGCGGAAGAACCGCTAATTGTTACAACATTACTGGAATATGAAACTGAGGTGTTTCCAGCACCAGTAAATGTAATTTTTTCAGTGGTTGTTACATTTTTATCCGTGGCTCCATCTGACACTGTCCAGTACTGGTAGTTGTCCTTAGATACAGCTACTCCCGAGACTCCTGTGATCATAGCGGTGTTGATATCGACAGAACCTGAGACGGTCGCAAGCCTTCCGCTATTAGCTACGATCTGCGTTACATTGGATGCGATATTCGTGGTGTTAGTATCGACAGTCCCTGAGACAGTTCCGATCTTAGCGGTATTGGTTGCAATGTTCGTTGTATTGGTGTCGGCAGTCCCTGAGACAGTTCCGATCTTAGCAGTGTTGATATCGACAGAACCTGACACGTCCGCAAGTCTTATCGTATTGGCTGCAATGTTCGTTGTATTGGTTGAGATACTCGACGTATTGATAACAGCAGTCCCAGAAACTCCCGTGATCTTAGCGAGGTTGGCCGCTATGTCTGAGTCATTGCTAGATATTTGAGTCTGTAAATGACCCGAAACGCCTGTAACATATGCTTCTGTTGCGAAGCCAGCTATGCCTGTAAAGGCTGTTGTTTGTGTCGTTCCATCGTTGAATACTATTCCGGTAGCTCCTACATCGAGCCCTGTAGCAAACACATTGTTGTTTTCATCAGCTATAACTGTTTTGCTAGCTGGTAATGTAACAAATACTAAGCCACTACCGCCTAGATTTATTTTTGCTCCTCCTTCACTACTATCAAATATAGTATCTCTTGAAAGGGTGTTCGAGTTATAGGTTCCTATGCCTACTTCCCAACCAGAAGGGGCTTCTTCTATTGCATAGTAGGTTTTACTTCCATTTCCTAAAACAGAGAAGTCATCAAAACCGCTGGAAGCATATGAGACATGAAATGTGATTGTGCCAGAACCAGTAGTGTTGGTTCCTTGCTTTACTCTATCTTGTATTTTGATAGCCACAGGATCTCCTTTGTGCAATAAAAAAGTCGCCCCCAGCAACGCTTAGGTCACTAAAGGCGACTCGTCATAAACTAAGTCGAATACTCTTAGAATGCTCCAAGAAGTACTCGTCTGTTGTCAAGGACGGCGAAGCCGTGTTCAGCCCAACCGTACATACCAGCTCGTTTCTGTCTATGAAGAGTGTCATCTTCAAAGATCTGAACTTCTTGGCGTACCGGCATGACAAAGCTGTCATTGCTTCCAAGATCAAGACCTACTACAATCTCTTTCTTACCTGCTGGCAGTGTGCCGCTAAGGTCAGTAGTGTAGTAAGATTGATATTCTTGGCCTTCTCCAAGCTCATCAATGTCATGAAGATTTACTTGGAAAATGCGTGTCAGAAGACCGCCTTCTCTAGTAATCAGCTCACGACGGGTGATGTCATCGACTTCATCAACGCCCCAGTTACGAATGTCTTCAAGACCTTCAGGACTAAGGAAGAGATCGGTCATTTGGCCACGATTAACAGAAGAACTGTTACCGCCACCATTACGTCTCATGATGAGTTTCATAAGAGAAACAAGTCTCTTACTGAAGTAACCACCAGATGCATCAGCATCGTATACTAAGATGTTTCTGTCAACACCAGCACTCAAAATAGTGTGCCAGCCGTCATCATTCATCTTCTTAACAAACTGACCTTGAAGAACGTCCATTGCACGTCCAACAACGTCCCAACGAGCGTCACGGGCATATTTCAACAAAAAGTCGATAGATGCGCCAACGTCATATGTTGGAACCATTACGTAGTCACCCTCAACGTGTCGTTCAGGAATTCTACCATGATTAGGGATAGTATAAGCTACAAAGTTGCTTTCTGTTCCGGGAGCAAGAAAATCCAAAGGAAATTCTGCGCTAGCACCGGGAGCAAGACGAACCGCTTCGTAGATACCATCAAGGATGTCGCCGCTCATTACTCCTTTTCGAAGAGGAATTTCAAGAGCCTTAGCAAGTTCTGCTGTTGCTCCCAAAGATTCATCTTTGACCAATGAACCAGCTTGGCGAAGCACCTGATTCATCTCTGGAGTTGGGTCAAATAACTGTCTAGTCATTTAAGTTCTCCTTACACGTTTGGTATAATGTTAATTTCTACTTTAGCGTATCCGTCGGCGTCCTTCGAAGAAAGGAATTGACCAACAGGTTGACTGTCAACATCGGTTGTCAGCTCGCCATCAGACTTATAATAAGCAATATCTCCAGCGCTTGGAGACTTACCAGTTTCGATCTTGTTTGTTACAACCGTACCTCTGCGAAGCAAAAGAACTTTACCGCCCTTTTGAACTTCATCTTTAGCAAAATTGATATGTTGACGTGTTAGATCGAGTTCTACAACGTCATTCAACAGTAACCCAGCAGGTTTGCCAGAACCAGTAGCGAGTACGACTTTAGCATTGCTATCGTCCATTGCTGCTCCAGAAGCCGAAGTAGAGATGATTGTCATCGTTCCACGTTCTGCAACTTGGTTCATGAAAAAGCTGAGGTCTGTTAAGTGCTCGACTCTATCAGGTTTAAGTGCCATTTAGATATCTCCTCAAATTATTCTTTGTTAAAAATGTAGGAATCTACCCAGTCGCGAAGACCAGCTCGGGTAGTGTCCAGTTCGTCTACTTCTTCTTCAGAAGCTACTGATAAGTCAGCCTCTTCTTGTTCGGAAGCAGTCTCTAGGACTTCCTCTGCTAATACTTCAGCTTCTGCCTCTGCTTCTTCAGATTGTTCAGTATCTTCTACTGCTTCGTCTGCTTCTGCGGAATCTTCTTCTCCTTCAGATGCTTCTGTTTCTTCAACTTCAACATCTTCTGGTTTAATACTCGCAATTGTCTGAACAACTTCTTCAAATTGTTCATCTGAAAGGGAAGCAAAAGTGTCTAGCTTAGCTTCAACCTGATCTTCAGCAATACCTGCTTCGATTAAGGATGCGGCTCTCGCGTTGCGCTTCTCCTCCTCTTTCATTTTTGCGATTGCAGTTTCAGCTGCTTCTTTAGCTTCAGTCAACTCAGTAATTGTAGCTTCTAGAGCCTCAATTTTTTCTGCGTCTTCTTTAGCTTTAGTTTCAGCCTGTACTACGGTTTCGCCTAAAGATTCAACTGTCTGATTTAACTCAGCAGTCTCAGCTTCAAGCTTCTCAACGTTAGCTTTGGAAACCTTTTCGGATAACTCTTTAACTTCAGCTTGTGAAGTAGCAAGAGCCTCTTTAAGTTCCTTAACCTGTTCGTTTAAGAAATCGCTTGACATAAGAATCTCCTCTTCGGAACCTGCGTTAGAAATAATGTCTTGTTCTATTCTAACTGATACACCATTATTTTTAGAAAACAGGTTTTTTGATACTGAAGCACCTGCAAAATCAAATATTTGATCTCTATCAAAGATCACACTATCTGGATTCGCTGGCTTTTCAACAAAACCTTTTCCTGAAAACGTAATATTTCTCAACATCCTGCCTACTTTGTGGTCTTGATATTGCCCGGTTCCTCCATAAGATCTTAAATGTCTCGTCAAGAATGAAGTTTCTTCGTTTCTTGCGACAATATGATTATCACCGTCTGGTGATTGAACCGCATAATCAAAGCCACGGAATATGCATTCCATTGACACGAACATGTTACCTTGCTCGATTTTTCTTATTAGATCTTCTGCTCTAGCCTTATATTCAGCGTCTTGCCACTGTCTATAAATAACAGATGATACTAATATATGAAGTGGGTCAGGTAAATCATCTCCACTTGTATCTTCACCAACTAGCTTGAATTCATTGTCTACAGGCCAGCTAGATATAATGCTGCCGATTATTTTCTTCTCATCATGCTCTAGGTTGGCAGGTTTATGTTCTGGGGTTTTTCTCGCAGACCAAATCTCCTCATTACCAAAAACATCATCATTTTTGTTCCAAGAAGAAGTTACTAGAACTGAATAGGTGTGGTATACGTCGTTGTCTTCCCTACCGGCTTTAGACAAAAACTCAGCGACATTTGCTTTGCACAGATCATGTACAAATGGTTTTGATTCGTCCGAAGGGAACAACGGTGAAGCGTAAGCTATAGAGGCATTCGCTCTAATTTTTTCTTGGAGCCCGGCTTCTTTTTCTGCATTGTAAATAATAATATCATTCATTTGTTTTACCTCTATTTATTTTTACACCAAGTTACCATTTTTAACTTGTAAATAAGTATAGTAAGAAGCACGTATGCTTCTGATCTCTTCGATACTCAGGCGTCCATTATTAACTTCAGATGCTTGATTAATCCATTGATCACATTCAGTATGGATTTTATTAGACGCAGAGCTAGAATTGATAGCGTGACCGATGCTCTCTTGAGTTAGATCAGAATTTGGTTCTAACGAGCACAATATCTCAAACTTTATCTTTTCTGATTTTAGGGTTTCTTCTGAGCTTAGACTCCTCATGTTCTTTTTGCCGAACGTACTTAGTAGTCCGGGATTTATGAGCTTTGATATTTTTTTCTGTGCTTTTTGAGCCCATATTTCAGTAGATGCCTTAAGAGCTGGTTTGAAAGTCCTTCTCTCTCTAGGAGCAGTATCAGTTGAATTTTTTGGTCTCCCAACTTCTCCCGGAGAATCCACATCTTCGACTTTAACAGTTTCTTCTTTAGGTCTACCTCTCATCTCCATCCCGCTTTTTTCATCTGGAGATTTTGGATCTAGCTTCAAGCCTACTTGAGAAGGAGATGCAACTCCTGTTTGAAGAGCTATCTTCTGTTTAGAGAAATCCTTATCAACAGCATGGTATGGACTTACTTTTTCTTGCATTGATCCACGATTCCTTTTCTTGGCCTCACTGTTTATTCTCTTCTCTTCAATATTAGGCTTAGCTTTTATCTGTCGCTGAACAAACTCATCACTAATAATATTCCTATCAGCTAAATTGATCATGAGCTGCATCATGGATGCTGGATCATCAAGCTGCATAAAATCAAACTCTACCTGAGCTGCTTGTCTAAAACCCATGGACTTTTGAACAGCTTTTGCTTGAACATTCCAAAACTCCAATAAAATTGATCTAACATAATTCAATCTCTCTGTTAGTGTTTTGAGAGAAATAAAGTTGTTAGTTGTTCCGCTGGCACCAAAAGTTCCCGTTAGGGTTGGAGGTATACCTAGGCATGAGTATATTGACATAAGTGTAGGCCTGTACTTCTCTTCTCCTAGAAATCTCTGAACATCAGTTCCGGTTTCTAACAGTTCAAGATCAGGGCCCCAAACAATATCCATAGTGCCTCCTCCAGTATTCGCACCTAGTATGCTTCCTAGTGCACTAGCTGCAGTAGGGGTTGGGGCTAACTTATGGTCTAGGCTTCCAAGTTTCCATACTCTTATCTTATTGACAGCTCCATCTAATGCCGCCTTATCTGCTAGCTTAAGTTTTTCATAAAGAATAAGATCATCGAAACAAGCATATGTCATTGGGTCTGCCCAAATTTGCCAGTCATCTTTCTTGTAGAAATACGTGAATGTTTTTTCAGCAGGAAGAATAACTCCCTTTGCTCCACTCTTAGTATCCAAAAGTTCTTCAGGTATACTGTCAAGCATCTTTCTTTCTTGTGGACTTCCGCTATTTTTTACTTTTAGCAAATCCCTCTTTAGGCTTTTAGGGATGTCCATTCTATAGCTATACTGACCAGACATAGACGCAAGAGGACCTCCTACAACTTCTAGATTCAGGGGATCTAAAAATATATATTGCCAAGGTAGTTCTCCCTTGCTAAATAGATTCTGTTTTATATCAGCCTTCATGTCAACCTGAGCAATGGTCTTCTGCATCTCTAATCTTTTGCTCTTATTCACCTTGGCTGTCTTCATCCTTAAGACTACATTGGCTTCTCTAAAAAGTAGGTTGCAGAATCTTTCGGAAACAAAAGAGCCTTTTACCCTAGAAAACCAATCATTATAAAATCTCTCTATTCTTGGATTAGGATGAACCATTCTTATGCCTTGACAAGCAAAGTCTGCCATTAGGTCAATAGAGTTTCTGATTAACCCTATCTGCCTATAAGATTTCCTAGCAAATGCAATTATATCTTTTGGCTTGGTAGGAACCTTCTCAGAAGACCTGAAGTAGTCGTAGTCGCCTTTTTGTAATCCGGGACGACCACTTTGATATGTTGTTATATCAGAATAAGAAGTTCTGCTAGCAGCAGCGAACTCTGAAATTGAATTGCTATAATTAGAAAGGGCTTCTTCTTTGCCTTCTTCATCTTCCCAAGAGGCATAGGCAGCACCATTTCCCAAGGAATACTCTAAGTCTTTTTGTTTGCTGCGTGGATATTTCTTATCTACCATGATTTACCTCAATAGCTATTGATGCTCCTAATAATACCTATTACCTATTACACCAATATTAATTATTCTTCTTAACTACAAAAAATGCTTCTGAAGATATGCCTTGGCTCCATTCTGGACCTTTATACATTTGTCCTCCGGCATTCTGGCCTTGCTGACCAACTACCATCCCTATGTGTTGATAGCTTTGAGGAGGAAGCTCTCTCTGTATAGTCCTAGCTATCATGTTTGCTATTACTAAAGCACTGTAGCGGTCTTTCCTCATTCTTCCTTTTTTCCCAGAACCTAGCTTTACTTCTGGAGTATTCCATCTTTCTCTACCAGCAGTTGTTATGCTCATAACAATAGTAGATAGTTCATCTTTTAATTCCTCTATCTCCATAGCAGCATCCTCTAATGTATCATAGAGCTTTAAAGCATCAGAATTTCCTATTTTATCTCTCATTTCCTTAAATAATATCTTATCTTTTTCTGATGTTAGACTGAGTGTTAATGTATCAAACCTAGGAAACAATAATACCTTATCTTCTAGATCTTTTCTCATTCCATGATTAGCGTTTGATGTCCAAGTAGAACTAGCAAAATTAATCAACTCTAAGCAATGATCTCCTGCAAAATCATCAGTATCTTTTTTCTTGCCTTCCTCTATGATTGGATATATTGGCCTCTCTCCTTCTTTAAGCTTGTCTAAATCTCTAAGCCCCTCGGCTATTGTGAAACCTCCTCCTTGTGAATCTATACCAAGTCTTACGCAAGGAAATAGCTTCATTAAGTTTCTAATCTTTCTAGCACAAAAAGAATAATAATCATGAGAGTCTGTTAGCCCTACCTTTTTTCTGCCTGCAAAATCCTTCTTATTTGTAGTCCAGCTATATACAACTCTTTGATGCTCAGGATGAAGCTCTAAAACAACGATGGCAAAGTTATCTTGCTCTGAAGCAGGGTCAACGCCAATTATGTATTTTTTATCAGGGGTTCCTTTAGTTATAGCGTCAAAAGGCTGACTGCACCACTTAGGCCACGTATCTTTTTCCACATTACTATCATTTGCTACACAAGAATGTATTAGGCTACGTCTAAAGAAGCCTTGGCTATCTGCAGTAAAACATGCTCCATACTCCATTTGGTAAATACCATTGTGCATTGTAGCTCTTGACCTAGCAACTTGTTGATCATCCATAAAGCCTTCCGGTATGAGCTCATATGGCATTCTTATAATTGAAAAAGATGTCCAATCAAGCCTTTTCATGTAGTCTGGTATATCCTCTTCATCTTCTTCATTTTCAGCAGCTACCTTTTTAAAATCACCACGATTAAGTATGGTAGATTTATATTTCTTCCAGTACTCTGCGTATGGTTCAAAATCATAGCCTGCGGTTCCGGCTATAATCGACTGATTTGTTTTTCTATCTTTATAGCTTTCTTCTGATGAGTCAGACCAAACGCCTTCATCCTGCATCTTCTTTCTTCTGGCGGCTTCCTTGACATTCTGTGTAGGATTGCTAGACACCGCAGCAAAACCTGCTACAACGGTTTCATAAATATGAGTAGGGATAGAATTGAATTCATCAGCAATAATTGTATGTGCGCGTAGACCTCTAATCTTGTTACCATCACCAAGAGGCACAGCCATTGCCCAGCTATCATTGACTTTCATAGTACATCGGTCAACGTCTCTTCTTGGCCCACTAGCATCAGAACATATACTTTGTAGGATTGGGGCATTGCGCCATATTGTATCCATATATTCAAAAATAACTTTCGACTGGCGGAAAGCAGCTCCTACAATGACTATCTTAGTTCCGGGTATAAGAGTGCATTTTAATATGCAATAGACTGCCAATAGGAAAGATTTACCAAAACCACGAGATGCTATATACATAGGAAAAGGTCTTCTCCATAGCTCTCTTAGTACACATGTCTGAACTGGAAGCAGGTCTATGCCCATTAGGGTTTTAACTGTCCAATGAAAATATTCTGGGTCTCTCATCTTTTTTATTATGTGTAGATGAAAGTTATTCTTTTCTTCATCTGTTAGTCCTGATAATGGAGATCCTGCTTCTTTTAGATCTTCTTGTGTGAGACCGAGCCAAGCGTTCTCATATGCATTAACATCAATTGTAAAGCTCATACACTTTTCTCATTATATAAAATGCTGTTTCTTCTGCTCTAACTTTATCTCCACACGCTATAACATGTATACCATGCTCAAGCCTTGCAGTCGATATTACTCTATTCATGTACTTACCCTTTATTCTTATCTGATTCCACTTGCTTTGAGGGACAGACGACCCTACTGGATATCTCTCAATATCTGACCAACTAAATTCGAATATCAAAAATGCGAACGGGAATGTGGCCATTTTTTTCAGCTCTGCATGGAATCTCTTTTCACTACAGTTACCTGCAAACTCAGAGACGCTTTCCTTTCTTTCAATACACAAAACATGTTCCATCCCTTCTATTGCATAATCACCTATATCTACTTTGGCTACAGTAGTTCCAGAGCAATATGCATTTTCATCATACCACCAGCCGTGACCCTTCTTCTCTCTGGTATCCTTGATTATCTGAAACCTATTCTCTTTCGTCATCTTCTTTCTTCTTTTTTAATCTTTGTATAGCTTGCTGCTCTAAGAGTTTATAAAAAAATGATTCATATACTTCTTCATTACCTTTTGTAGTTTCGTGACATTTTTTGCAAAGAGTTATACCATTGCTTACATCATATCTCATAGAAGGATGACTAGCCCACTTTTTAATATGATGCACATGTAAACTCTTTTTAGAATCACATCCGGGATACATACACTTGTTGCCATCTCTACTTCTCACCTGCTTACGAAAATTAGCGTATGCAGGATCGTTATAGTTTCTAGCTCCCTGCCGTGTATAACGACGACTCTGTCTTCTCTTCTTCGGCATTTATATCGCTCTCTAACATTCTGTGTACTAGATCTCTAAATGAAACTTTTCTTTCCCAACCAAGTACTTGCTCCGCTTTTGTTGGGTCTCCTTTTAGAAACTCAACCTCTGACGGCCTATAGAACTCTTTGTCAATAAGAAAGAACTTAGATATCTCTTCTTTTTCTTCAATGTCAAGATATTCAAAAGCATAGACAAGGAAGTTGTAGACGCTATATGTTTCTCCTGTCGCAATAACATAGTCATCTGGATCTGCCTGTTGTAGCATAAGCCACATGGCATTTACATAATCCTCAGCATGACCCCAATCCCGAAACGCCTCTATATTCCCAAGCCGTAGTTTGGGATAAGAAGATGTGTCACTATATATGTGATCCGTATCGAAAGAGAAACTTTCGGAGCTCGTCTCTAAGCCTTGGGCTTCGGCCCAATTTTTAAAACCTGCCACCCATTTTGTAATTTTTCTTGTTACAAATTTTTCTCCACGCCTTTCACTTTCGTGATTAAAAAGAATCCCGCATGAAGCATGTAATCCGTATCCTTCTCTATAGATCCGCACCATATGGTGGGATGCTAGCTTAGCTGCTGCGTATGGACTTTGAGGCTCAAATGCCGTGTCTTCATCTTGAAACTTTTCTTGTAAATTTGTTTTTTTGGATTCCATAGGGATTCTAGAGTAATCGACATCATAATTCTTACCAAACATCTCGCTCGTGCTTGCTTGATAGAACTTGGCATCAGGCTTAAAACGCCTAACAGCCTCTAGAAAATTGACTACACCTATCGTATTTACTTGGGTGGTGTAACAAGGTTGGTCAAACGAAGTCTTGACGTGTGATTGTGCAGCAAGGTTATAAATCTCATTAGGTTGATTTCTTTCAACTGCGGAATAGACTGATCCTGAGTCGGCAATATCAAACTCTTCTATTGTAAAATTAGGATTATTACTAAGGTGGGATATTCTTTCTGTATTGTCAGTGCTAGTTCTTCTTTTCAATCCAACTACAGTATATCCCTTTCGCAGTAAAAGGTCTGCTAGATAAGAGCCATCCTGACCTGTTATTCCAGTAACAAGAGCCTTCTTCTTTTTCTTTTCATTAGCCTGTCGCTTAGAAAGTTCTAGATGTCTTTTCCTTGCGTTAACATCCTCTTCTGTTTCATCTCTTCCATCATAATCGAATTTGAAAATTGTCATTCAGTATTCTCCTCAGCATCTATTGTGTCCGCATTAATAAAAGGTTGGTCAACTGTGCCATCCTCAAATGTATGATATTCCGATAATCTCTCTAGCGCTTTATCTGCTGCAAGCCGATTGACTTCCATGCTCTCCTCTTCACGCTTCCGAAACTCCTCACCATCAAGTTGTCTTAACCAAGATGAGAAGTTTGTCTTTGCATCTTCTGATCTTCTTTTCCTCTGCTCTCTTGTTCCCTTAAGATCTTTCAAGAGCCGTTCCTTTTTTGTCAAGAGTTTCTCATGTTCGTTAATATAAGCAGACTTGCTTGCCATTAATGCACCAAGTTGCGTCTGGAAACTGGCAATCGCCTGAGAGTCCTGCATGTCAGTAGGTTTGTCCATTTCATCATCAATAAGCTTGTTAAGTCTTTCAATATTTGAAACAACGTCCTGTCTGTCTTCCATTCCCCTGTTAATTAAGATCTCCGTCCTGATAACCTCAAGGATCTGCATTTCCTCAGTATGTGTAACATCCTCTGAAAACTGTTTGAAATAATCAATCCACTGGTGCTCAAAGAAGATAACCTCACCATCAGAGAACTGCTTGCCAAGTTCCTTGTAGTAATACCTATCGCGCAGATGCGTCAACATATATTCATGGTCTGTTAAATCCCGCGCCTTGAGATTTTCCTTATCAATGAACTTCTGTACAGGTCCCGTCGTCCTGTTTAGATTTTCCGCTATCTCTTCGATACTAACATCAAAGCAATTCTGACGAATATAGTCCATTTCGCCGGTAGAGAGTTTACCACGTTTCTTGGTCAATGTTATTCTCCTTTAGTATATTGCCTATCTCCTGCAAGATAGAATCCTTACGATTCTTAGAAATCTTTAAACCATTTAGAAGTCTTATCCAATCTTCGCGAAACCTTACATGAAGATGTTCGTCTAATAGCTCAACTACTTCCTTTGCAAATAAAGTACTGAAAGAGGGACTCTCCTTCTCTTTTTGATCAAATTCTACTGATACACTGTGCATAAGACTTTTCTTGGCATTGTTCCTATCTAACCAACCCTTATATAGATTACATTCCTCTTGGTCTACAAAGGCTGTACATTTCTTATTAATAAAAAATTCGCATGTATCGCAAGGCTTCTCTAATCTAGAGTAGTTATTTCTTTTAAAGTTATAGAGGCGATTCCTAACATGGGTCCACAAGAAGTTCTCTAGTGGTCTCTTGCCATCATATTTATCTAGGCCTTCCCATGCAAACAGTCTGGCTTGCTGCTTCATATCTTCTGGAGAGTGATATCCAAACTTAAACTTATAACATAGGCGATTTGCAATACCATCAATTATATCAATGACTTCCTGTTCATTATGGTTATCCGGTATTTTCACTGTTACTGCACTTACCTCCTCCACAGCATTTCTTCTTCTGGTTCTCAAGTACAGATGAAATAGCAATCTCGGGCTTTTCTTCATCTAATTCCTTATCTACTTGCTCCTGTAGTTCATCAGAAGCAGTGACCTTGATTTCACTTTCTACAAATTTTGGATCATTCATGTTTTTTTCAACCCCTTTCCGGTTTTATGTCATATAATATTATATACACGAAAGACCACTTTTAGGAACAATAAAGACTATAAAATGAATATAAAATGGACTGACAAAGAGCGTCAGTATATCATAGACAATGCTGCCACTATGAAAGACAAGGATTTGGCAGAAAAAATAAGTGAGTTGGCTGGTAGGACAGTCACTCTTGACGCTGTTCGTAAAGTACGGCAAAAATTAGGGATTAAAAAGAAAAGAGGTCGGGGAATCTGTGGAATTACACAATCACCAAAAGAAAAAGATTGAGGAGCAGCTTAAAAGCGCTCAAAGGTCACTAAGTCTAATGCAAAAATCTAAATTTGCTGACGATTATCAAGTTGAAAAGCAGAAAAGCAAAATTCGTAAACTTCAGCAGTCTCTAACTGCACTCTAGTCAAACGGCAACTTTTATTAAACAGATGCCCAAGATTTTTTAGGGAAACGACCACTTTTATTAATTAGTTGTCCTAGAAATGTATGCACCACCTGCGCTTTTTTTATAAAAAATATTATATACCGTTCCATTCTATAAAATTACCCCCTTTGGCACGATATTTGCTAGTAGATATATTGCTATAGAATAGTTATAGATTTTTTTATTTTCTTATTAATATATGCTTGACTTCCTGCCGATATATGTTATAGTTAAGTAGTTAAGTTAATAAACAAAAAAAGGAAACGAGAATGATAGATAAAGTAATAGACACAATCGGCAAGACTTCATTAGTAGTAATTGTTACATATGCAATTTACTTTTATGCTACAGAATTATTTAGAATTATTTCCTAAAAATGATTAAAGGCTATTGACATTTATAGCCGATAAGTTATAATAGAGACATAACAAACAACGTTCTTGAAAGGAACACAACATGAAGATTACTAAAGTAACAAGCAAGAGCCAAGCTAAACTAGAACTGTTCAAGACTGATCGTCGGATCGAAAAGAAGATTGAACAACACGTTAACGAATTAGGTAAACACAATACCGATATCGTTGAGCGTGAACTAGAAAAGCTCTGGGCTAAGAAAAGTATTCTAGTTGCTTACATAAATAACTAAAGAAATCTTAATGAGACTAGTCTCAATAAGGTTAAAGCGCCCGCGCCGAACGGCCTTAATGAGATTCATTCTCAATAAGAAAAAGATTAAATTATTTCTGTAATATGTATATATTAGTATTGACAAATTAAAGTTTCTATGTTATAATGTCGATATAAGTAATAGAGAAGTTAAGCAAAGGATAACAAAATGGATAAGAGCTACACTATAACACATATGCGAAAACTATCAAAGAATAGTAAAGCATACGCGGATAAGATGCAACGGGATAACCTAAATGGTAGCCCTGATATATACCAAGCAACTACTAAAATGATGCTAAAAAAAGATCAGAAAAAAGTAATAATAAGTTAAGTTTGCCCTTGACAAATGTCGATATATAGTATATAATGGCAGTATAAGAAGTTAACAACAGAGGAAATACAATGTACACAGTTAAAAAAGAACTACGATACAACCACGTTAACCATAGATACTTAGTAGAGCGAACCAATGGCATTAAGTATTCTATTCACGCATCATATGTTAAGCTCAATATAGGCGACACAATGAACTGTATTAGCCCAATAGCCAATAGTAACGATAAGAATTATTTACTAAAAAAATACAAATAAAGTTAAGATTGCTATTGACAAATACCGATACTTAGTATATAATAAGAACATAACAAACAACGACACTAACAAGGATACAACAC